CGAAGTCGTTGAGCGCTCATGCGGCCTCCGGGTATTCACGCCAGAGCACGCCATCGAGTAGCGCGCCGCCCTTGCCGTTGGGATCGACCTCCTCCACGTAGCGGGCCGGGGCAATGCCGAGCGGGGTTTGAAACCACAGCGGATTGTTTTCGGCCTTGCCCCATTGTTTGAAGAACAAGGGCACCTTCTGCGCGATGCATTGATCGCGGGCCTCGACCGCCCACGAATACTGCATCGAGCGCGCGCCTGGCCCCGACTCACCGCCGACGATGACCCAATGAATGCCCTTCAAGTTCACAGGGCCCAAGGGACCGATGAGCGGTTCGATCGAGAGAAAGCGAACGACCGCCGGCACCTTGCGAAGTGTCTCGATGCGATGTGCACAGTCCGCACGCTCGACCGTGGCCCCGACCCAGATGTGCGGGGGCCATTCCTTCAGCTCCGCACGCTGCATGAAACGCTCGATCAGATCCGGGCGCTTGGTCAGGATCTGGAACACGTGCTGCGGGCAGCGCTCCATCACCCGATAAGCCATGTCCTGCCCCTTGAACGGCGCATCGGCATGAAAGAAGTCCGACATCGAGTTCACGAAGAACTTGGATGGCTTGTGGGTCTTGAGCGGCTTTTCCATCGCCGACACAGAGACGTTGATGCGACCGGTCCACACCCAGCGACCGTTCACACTCTTGACCACTCCGTCATAGGCGGGCACGCCGAAGCCCTGCAGCCTTGCCGCTGTGCGCATGGCGTAGCAGTTGGTGCAGCCTGCCGTGTGAATGGTGCAGCCGATAAACGGATTCCACGTGTGCTCAGTCCATTCGATGTTGGTCGTGCGCGTCATGGGGCCACTCCTTCGAGCTTGCGTTTAGCTTCTTCGCGCCACTGCGTGAACCACGCCACCAGATCCGCACCGCTCACCGGCTCATCACGCTCAAAGGCCAGCGCTTGGTAGTTGAGTGCTTCGATCAGCAGCTCCAGCATTTCAGGGGCGGCGGTCATGGTGCGCACGGTGGTCATGCCCATGTCAGGGCCGACCCGATCGATGCGCGCGAACGGGGTGAGATGCGTCTTCGCGTAGATGCAGAGCTTGTCGCCGGTATCGCGACAGCGCCACGGGTAGGGAAGTAACAGTTTGAGCATTTGCCTATCTCCAGTCGAAAAGGCCCGGGCACGAGCCCCGGGCCGGTTGAACAGTTCAGTGAACATCCTTCGGCAGTGAAGCCGCCGCTGCAGGCGTTGCCGAGTCAACAGGCGCGTCCTTGCTCGCCTTGGCACGCTTGCTCTTGGCCTTCTTCGGCTTGGCCTCGCCATTGCCTTTCTTGTGCTCGAGCTGCGGCACCATCGAGGCGAGCGCTTGCTCGACCGCCTTGATGCGAACGCGCACCGAATCGAGCACCGCTTGGTGCTTCTTCTGGGCCTGCGCATCGTTCTCACTTTCCTTGACCGCACGCTCCTTCATGGTGGCGGTCGCACGCAGTGCGGCGAGCGAGCCCTTGAGGTTGGAGCTGCCGAGTAGCGGCAACGTCCGCGCATCAATTGGCATGGCGAGCTTGGTCTGCATGATCACGTGCACCAGTGCAGGCACCTCGTCATAGCTCATGATCCAACCCTGCCGCTCCTCGATGGGCGCGATGACCTTTACCGCGTTCGACTGCAGCACTGCGGCCACCGCACTTGAGGCTTTGACGAACTCCCGGCCTATGCCGGTATCAAGCGACAACGGTTGCGCCTCGCCCCCACGCACCGCACTGGTCGCCCCTTCCATGGCGGCGCGATAGTCCGGGTACTGATCGGCTCGCACCGGCACTTGGATGCGGGCGTAGTTGTCCATCGAGCACAGCCACGCTGCCGCACTGCCGGGCGCGTACTCCATCACCACCTGATCGGACGCGCCTTTGCTGATCTTGGCGAGAAAGCCCATGGCCTCAGCCAGCGGATCGCGTGAGAGCGTGAGGCCGGTACGCAGGAAGTCCGGCCAGCCCTTCTCGCTGCTCATGTAGGCCAGCAGCATCTGTGCGCCGTCGGTGGCCACGATATGCAAGCTCGCGTCGACCACCCGCAGATGAATGCCGCACAGGTTCTTGCGCGCCTCCTTGGGCGTCTCCTTCGGGGCAATGAGCAACGCCGCTCGCAGCCGAGGGATCGAGAGCGCCACCCGCTCCCGCGTGACTGAATCCTTCACTTCCATCGGCACACGGCTGTGCGCATCCGAGGGCATCACGACGTGCTCGGGCTCCTTCGCGGGCTCTCGGGCCTTGGCGGGCTTTTTGTCCAGCTGTACGCTTGCCGCTCTCACCGCCACTCCCGAACCTTTCGCGACGGTGGTTTCTGGGGCCGTTTTCTTGTCTGCACGTGCGACCTTCGCCGCCGTGCGCGGGGTTTTAGCTTTCATGGTTGCCTATCTCCAATTTAACAATAATCCGGCGGGGTTATTCCCGATCCGGCCCCCGGATGATAGTCGAATTGGTGAAAAACTTCAACGAAAACAAGAATCTAGGCCCTTTTCCCGCGTTTTTGAGCTTTCCAACGTAGGGGGCCGGTCATGAGGGGTCGAAAACCAACGCCGACGCATTTGCGAGTTGTGACCGGCAATCCTCAGCACCGCGCTTTCAACACCAACGAGCCGCAACCAAGCGGCGATCTGGAAGGCACTCCGGACTGGATGACGGGTGAGCAAAAGGCGTCATGGGAGTACGCGCTCACGCATGCGCCTAAGGGTCTTTTGAAGTTAATTGACCGATCCGCGCTGACCGTGTGGACGGTCGCGGAAGCCGCGCATCGCGAAGCGGCCCAAGCGGTCGCGCGCTACGGCTTGTTGCTGCGCGCACAGTCCGGGGAGTTCTACCCCTCGCCTTACGTGGGGATCATGAACCGACAGGCCACGCTCATGCTGAAGGCGGCCAGCGAGCTCGGATTCACCCCCGCCTCGCGACCTCGTATCCAACTGACTCCCGACGCACCGGCGGCGGATGACTTCGATCGACTCGTCGGCAATCAGCAGTAGCACGTGCGGTGAGCGAGACGCCTCGCGACCCGGAGCCCCCGCCACGCAAGACGCGCGGCAAGGCGCGAGCCGTTCCGCTCGTCACGCAGCTCCCCATCGAGCAACAGGCGCTCGAGTTCACGCACTACCTGCCGGTGCCGACCGGGCCCATGCAGGGCCAGCGCATCACGCTCGATCCCTTTCAGGAAGCGTTCGTACGCGATGTGTACGGGCCGCACGAGGGTCTGCGGCGGCTGGTGCAGCAGGCGGTGCTGTCGACCGCGCGTCGCAATGGCAAATCGCTGCTGATGGCGGTGCTGGTGCTCTTACACCTGGCCGGGCCTCTGCGCCGGTTGAATAGTCAACTGCTGTCGGCGGCCAACGATCGGGCGCAGGCGGCGGTGGTGTACGACATCGTGGTCGGAATTCTGCGCATGCAGCCACGCCTCGGCTTTCTGAACATCATCGAGAGCACCAAGCGCATCTACAACCCGCGCACCAACTCGGTCTATGTCGCGATCTCTGCTGAGGCGGTCACCAAACTCGGCAAGGGCCCCGATGTGGTGATCTATGACGAGCTGGGCTCCGCACGCAATCGCCGGCTGTATGACGTGCTGATCAGTTCGCAGGGCTCAACGCTCGATCCGTTGATGATCAACATCTCGACCCAAGCGCAGACACGCAAGCACCTGTTCTCCGAGCTGATCGACTACGGCCTTCGAGTGCAGGCAGGCAAAGTGATCGATCCGGCGTTTGTCTGTCACCTGCACGCGGCGAAAGACAAATGCGATCTGCTGGATCGCGAGCAGTGGTATCGCGCGAATCCCGCCCTCGGCAAGTGGCGACTGCTCAAGGAGATCGAAACCAAGGCGCTGCAGGCGATGGAGATGCCCTCGCAGGAGCCGATGTTTCGCAACCTGTATCTGAATCAGCGCGTCGAGGCGATTGCGCCCTTGATCCCGCCGACGATCTGGGACGCGGGCGCGGCGCAGGTCGATATGGATCTGTTCAAGACCCAGCGCGTGTACGCGGGGCTCGATCTGTCCACTAAGAATGATTTGTCGGCGC